CAAGTAACCCCATGTCAAAGAATATATGAACCTGTGATTGTAGGTGTAGCATTGGATCTTCAAGAGAATTCAAGAAGCTACCCGGATAGTTACGTGCATAGATAAGCACATCGCGCTTCATTTCTGCTGTGGTAACACGGCTTACATCTTTGTTGAATAATACTCGATATACTGTCTCAAGTTGATCAATACTTAACTCACGAGCTCTGATTAATGCATCAACCTCAGTTACCAAGAATTCAACCTCTTCTTGTGCATCACGCTCTTTGTTTACTTCTTCAAATACGATACCATTTTGTGGATGGTAATATAAGAACTCCTGTAGCACAGGATTGTTTCTAGGAACGCTTAAGAAGCCATTCTCAAAGATAATAGGTTGGATAAGTGGGTTGCCATCTTGCTCATCCTCAAATGGGCTCTTTTGGTTTACTGCGTAACGGAGAGGTCTGTTTTGATTGGTTTCCTCATCGTACCAAAGGAGTGCTGAGCGTTTTGTGTTTCTTGCTGATAGCATATAAGACAATGGTGCCTTTTCATTTTTGAGTCGATAGACTCTGTCGGCAGCAGCCAACGTGACTTTTTTTGACATAAGATATAATATAATTAAAGTTTACAATAAAAATAGAGAGGGACCGAAGCCCCTCTCATATTTTGAGTGCTAATTAGGCACCGTAACGGAACAAGAAGAAGTTGTTCGCGCCTAAGGTACAAAGTGCACGCTCAGACAAGAAGTTAACTTCCATTGCATCGAGGTCGCTAGTAGCAGCACCACCGGCAGAACCTGTGATCCAAGTTTTGTAACGACGATCTTCAGTTTCAGACGCACGGTAACGAACGTGTAAGAACGGACGCTTAGCGTTTTTACCAAGGATTTGGTCGTATACAGTTGTTGAACCTGCAGGAACAAGCATACCTGTGATTACGTTAGCAGTTGAAGCTCCTGTAGCAGATGAAGTCAAACCACCACGCATTGTTGGATCGTTGAGGTATTTCCAATCTGTTTTGTAGAAGTCATAACCACGACGGAATCCTGAGAAACCAAGGTTGAGGGCCATGTCACGGTCGTTATCAAACAAACCATAAGATGTACCTGCAGCACCGTAAGAGTTCTGAGCAGCCAACATATCGTCGATGTCGAAAGAGAAATCACGATTAACGAACAATACGTTCTCTTCGATAGAACCTTGTTTGTCAAGACGAGAAATCATATCATCGAAATCTTGCAATGAAGTTGGGTTACCACCGCCCCATACGTTACCACGAGAGTTAACAACGTAGAAAGCACCTTCAGAACCTTTGTTACCATAAGTTGGGTTAAGACCTGAGTTAGCAACACCTGAACCTGATTCAGCAGGAACAGCTTCTAACATTGCAGTTTCGAGGTAGTCTTCAAAACGGAGACGAGTTTCGTGCTCAGACTTCAAATACCAAAGGTATCCGTTAGCACCATTCTCAGTAGTGATTTCAATCCAACCAATCTGAGCCATGTCAGAACCGTTGACAGCATACTTGTCTTTGATGATGATTGGGCTGTTAGAGAAGATTTCGTCTTCAGCTTCCAATGAACCAATCATACCTGTAGTGCCTTTCTTGAATTCAGAACCGTAAACAAATACGCTAAATTCGTTAGCTGTAGAAGCATTGGTCATACCTAATGCCTCATAGAAAGCAACTGTAAATTGGTTAGTAGCAGTGTTAACAGCAGTAACGATAGCTTTGTTTTGGGTAGGACCCGCAACGTTAGGTGTAATCATTACAGTTTGACCTGCGCGGATAGCGATACCTGTAACGTTCAAGTCATTGACTTGGAATGTTGCGCTGTCAGCGTTAGACAAAGTAGCTGTAGAAACAACTTTAGTGTACTTAGTGTGAAGACGACCTTGTTCTGCCCATTTGATTTGGTCAGAGATAGACGGCATCTCAGCACCTACCATACGAAGGAAAGATGCAACGGTACGGTTTCCGTAACGCTCAAATTCTTTCTCATATGTATCAGGTAAATACTGATTCATGAAGTTAAATCCGTTTGACGGGATGTAGTTTGTTGACAAAGCTACCTGCTCAGCACTTGGCTGTAACTGATAACCGGGTGTAGATAAAACAGACATTTTTTTTCTTTTTTAATAGTTTATATTCTTTTTGCACTTGTGATTTTCAATCCATTGCCGGAGCCCGGATTTACTTCTCGGATTTGCATTCCTCCTTTGGAGATTGATTCAGGTGCTCTGCGCTCAGACATATTCACATTCTTTATTTTTTTAGTGACATTATCTGTCGCATCGGCCTGACCTTGTTCGTAGAAGAACTTGGCAAACTTCTCAGGATTCATTGCGATCGCTAAAGCTCTATGGTATCCCGCAGCATCACTTACCATTCCGCTCTCATCCAAATACTTATTGATAAAGTTTGTTGGAGTTGATTGGAGCTTCTTAAGCTCTGTTGCGTCACCGGGAGAGAAAACCACTTTCTTGTCGTCAATATTGAACTCAAAACCTTTGAACTCTTGACTAAACACCTCATCAGTTTTCTTTAGGAACCAATCACGTTTGCGACCATTTTCCTCCTCTAGGGTTTTAGCTTGTTGTATGTATTGTTTATACGCCTCAAACTCTTCTTTCTCTTCAGAAGCAATTGTACTTCCCCTTGACTCAAGAGGTTGTTTGTATTTCTCCTTTTCAGATGTGAAGTAATCCTTGGCCTTAGCAATAGCCTTTTTCTTAGCAATCTTAGCTTTCTTAATTTTAGAGTCATCATCTAGATCCTCATCATAAGCAAACTCTTCCAACATGGCATCAATGTCGTCCTCATCGAGACCAACCTCTGTAGCCATGAGGTATTGCTTTAGCATTTTATCAGGATTCATGGAATCAAAGTCTTCTTGCAATTTTAAGTAGTCTTGGATACCACGCCCTGTTTCTTTCTTGTACTTCAAGAATGCTTCAACATCTTCAGGTAACGGTTCGTTTTCCTGACGCTGAGCCATCAACTCGTCAAACGAATTGATTTCCTTGTTGTACCTTTTTCCCAAATATGAAAGAACGTCTTCTTCTTTTAGCTCAGGTGTCTCAATTGGCGGCTGCTCAATCGGAGGTGTTTCAATCACAGGTGGATCGTTATTTAAACTCTCCTCATGCTTTTGTAATAATTCCTCTTCAATCTGAGCTGCGCTCTTTTCAACAATTCCTGTTACTTCTTTTACTTTAAATTCCATTAGATTTAATTTTTACAAAGTTATATATTATTTTTTATTGTTTTAACGTGGCTCAAATTCAGCCATGTCAAAGCCATCAAGGGAATCCTCATTGGATTCAAAACTAATTGGTGGTAGATTGTTCTTTCGCTGATTAATCAACTTAGATTGCTCTGAGTTTTGTTGACTAATACGTTTAGCTTTAGCATCTTCCCTTTCTTTTTCTCTTTTATCCATAGAGTCAACCTCAACGCCCTTAAGTTGCATTTGCATATCAAACTCAGTCTGCATCAATTGCTGCTTAAGAATGGCCTCATTCTTCATCTTCTCAATTTCAAAAGCCACTTCGGCTTGCTTAATCTGCATCTTAGACTGAGTCTCAAGTTGAATCTTCTGCATAGCAGTTTGAGCTGCCATCTGTTGGATTTGAACTTGCTGTTGAGCTTGAATAGCCTGAGTCTGCATTAAACGCTGTTGCTCTTTCTCCTCTTTCTTAACTCGCTTGAGTTTTAAGAGTTGGTTAGCCAACTTGAGATTTTTAATCTCGCGTATATCAATTGCATCCTCAAGGTTAATATCACCCTTAGATAAAGCAACTTGAATATTTTGCTCAAGCTGCGCTTTCTCTTCTTCGTCTGGAGAGATGTCGATGAAAATTCCGAAGTCATATACGTATAGGTCTTTAATTTCATTTAAAATAGATACATTGTATTTGCCAATCTTATTGGCGAAGTCATCTCTAAAGTCAGCGTACTCAAGAATATCTGCAATTCTATACGTAAGTGCCTCGGCTATTGATTTGAACATATATAGACTACCGTCAAGAATATGGCGTGTAGCTGTGTTTGAGTTAAGCGCTGCAAGCTTCTGTACACCAATCAACGCACGCGGATCAGGGTCTGAACCATCACGAGCCTCATTAAGACCTGTTACTGAACGCAACATATCCATATAGTGGTTGTAGTTTGCAATAAGCATTTGTGTCTTAGCAGCACCGGAGTTACTGTTTAACTCTTGGATTGGAACACGAGCATTGTTGAACTCACCATCTTGAGTATAGCTACGTCCAATTACACTACCCGTTTGGAAGTATAGTCGGAGTGCATCCTCAGGATTGTAAGCCGCTCCTGTACCAAGGTCAACCTCATTGAGACCATCAGCATCGATGAACACACCATCAGGTACAACACGTGCAATTACTTGCTGAAGCTTCAAGTGCGTCAACTGAATCAAGTCAGCAAATGGTATCATTCGACGAACCATTGACTCAATAACACCTTTGTACATACGTGGAGCAACAGCTACATAGTTTGGTAAAGCGTGCTGAGTAGCTGACTTTGGTCTAACCATATTCTCAGCTAACTCCCACTTAAGTAGGATATTGGTACCCATAACCATGATACCATTATACCAAACGTCAATTGTTTTCTCAATTTTTTCAAAGCGACCTTCTTCCATCATCTCCACAGGAGGATTGAAGTTATCGTCTTTCTCAATTACTCTCGTATTTCCATTGTCAAGAATTTTTTTCTTGTATACAATTTTTTTAGTAGTCTTATAGTTAAAGTAAAGAAGAGTGCACGTATCACGGTAAAAAACATTATTCTCGTAGAACTGAGCTACATTGTAGTAGTCATACCAACTTTGGCTGTATTTTGAAATTTGCTCCAAGTCCTCACGCGTTAGCGATTGGTCAATCTTGTAAAGCTCTGTAATTGAAAGCGTTCTTATTTCACCCCAATAGAAGCAGTCTCTAAAGTATGGATCTTCAGTGTAGCTGTAAACAATGTTTGCAGGATCTACGTATGAGATTTGAACACCTGCTCCCGGAAGGAACTCATGCTTCTCTACAGCGATACCAAGAGTCATTAGGTCGTAGTCACACTGCTTACGAATATTGTCATATCTATTCTCATCAAGAATGGTATTGATAGCCTCCTCTTCTGCAATCTCAATTGCAGGTTTGTAGTTGAGGTTCATATACAATGATAGCTCTTCGTCAGTGCTTGGAAGCTCATCAGGGTTCATTACAAATGGATCAACACCTGTTTGCTCTTGTATATTCATCAGAAGGTCTTTTGCAACCATCTGACTCTCAATCATATCTTGATACTTGTTTCTTTTTGCCTGAGACATTCCATCCTGAGCATATGCCTTAACCTTGAATAAACGGTCAGACATTCCATTGACAACAATGTCAACAAACTTAGGAATGATTGGCACAGGTGTCCAATCAAGGTTGATGTATGATAGATCACCATCAATAGCAAGCTCATCCTTGTATTTAGCAATAGGCTGCTCACCACGCGCATATAAACGCAAGCGGTGAAAGTCACGCCATTGGCTGTAATATCTACATTGGTTACCATCCTTGCGGAACCACTCGTATTGTATGGCCTGTCCAACTTGGAGACCAAACTCATCGGTTGCTTTTTCTGCATCAGTTGCGAATTGACTCGGAAATGATGTAGATGATATGTTTACGATTACTTCTTTCATGTATTCAAGGAGCTAATATTCCCTTTATTATTATATGTAGCAAATTTAATGCTTATTTTTGACTCTTTTACCTCAGGTTGATATAAGTGCTTCTGACAAGCCATAATAGCCAATCCTGAGCTAATTGTCGCATCAAACATTGTACGGTCGCTAATATCGAATTTAGCCCAATCCTCTAGTGTTTTGTTGAACGGCATAAATCCCATTTCCCCATCTTCTCTAACACCGATGTACTTCTCGATGTGACTTTCAATAGCCGCAGCGTGCGCCTGCTTGACATCCTCTGATGAGTTTGGTATACCACCTAACTCACGTTCTGTCTTAGACAACTTAGCGTACACCTTGTCAGGACGATTGATACAGAAACCACGGTACCCTCTGTTCTTAAAGTGATACAGCAAACGAGGTTTGTTGTTCTCAATCAAAATTGGCATACCATAAAACACACAGGCCATCAATACCTCCTCAAAAAATATCTCAGCAGTCTGAGGACGCGCAATGTATTCTAAGAAGAATTGGTTTATAGGCGCCTCATCCATGTGGTATTTGGTTAGACCATGCAGTGCACCATTTGAACCACGTCCTACCACAACTCCTGAGATGTCATATGAGTCACAGCCAAAGGCACCAATATGTTCATTTCCGGGATACTTAATGCCGTTCTTTGTGTATACTTGGTTTTGTAAATGCCTTGCAGGAGCCCATGCTATCAAGAACCTTCCCCTTCGATCAGGAGTAAATATCACTTGCGTATCTTTGATGCCATCCTTCCAACTAAATGAGCCTCTAGTGTAGTGGTGCTCTTTAATCAATGTATCATTAAAGTCAATCTGCTGATATATCTTAGTCAAGTTAAATAGAGCAGCCTTGCTTTCATCTCTAAATGCGTGCGACTCTGTTCTTGGGAACTGACGGTAGAATTCGTTAAGTGCGTCAGGGTCGTTCTTCAATGAGTCAACCTCTGCCTCCCAATAGTCAATGGCCCCATTAACAATCATATTCCCATCAACTCCTTTGATAG